GACGGCGGCGACGAGAGGAAGCGCATCGACAGCATCATGCACAACCTCAAGTCCCTGACCATCGAACTGGACATCTACATCGGTCTGATCTCGCACCTGAGGAAACCTCCGGGCAACGGCAAGAGCTTCGAGCAGGGCGCAGTGCCCTCCCTCGACGACCTTCGTGGCTCCGGTGGCATCAAGCAGCTGTCCAACGGCGTCTACGCGATCTCCCGCAACCAGCAGGACGAGAACCCCGTCGCCAAGAACACCTCGACCGTCACGGTCCTCAAGTGCCGCAAGACGGGACGGACGGGCACCGCGGATTTTCTCAGGTTCGAGGATGAGACCGGCAGGATCGTGTCGGGTGTCGACCCGGCCACCTTGGAACTCGACGAGTTCGACGACGAAACAGAATCACAGAAGGATTACTGATGAAATTCCAGAAAACTGTCCTTCAGGACGCCCTGTGGGACGACATCGACAACATTAAGACCGTCAGCGATGAGATCACCGGCACTGGCCGCTGGACCATCGTCCACGACTGGGTCTTCGAGTTCTGCGGGAAGTTTTACCGGACGTCCTACACGGTCGGGGCGACCGAGATGCAGGACGAGCGGCCCTTTGAGTACGACGGCGACGAGATCGAGTGTCTCGAAGTGAAGCCGGTCGAGAAGACCATTGTCGTCTACGAGCCCGCCTGACGAGACATTCAAGGCGGCTGAACACCTAGCCCTCGCGGCAACCGACGACCCCCGACTGATCCCCCAATACATCGCAGCAACGCAAGCCGCCCAGGCGCTCGAAGGAGCCCCAGGCTGGAAAGGACGTACACGCATGACACAAGCCGAAAAGATACTCGAACACCTTCGAAAGAACGGCTCGATCACCCAGCGCGAGGCCTACCTCGACTACGGTATCCAGAGTTTCCACCGCCGCCTCACGGACCTCAAGGACGCCGGATACGTCATCCACGGGCAGCAGAAGCGCCACAAGGTGACCGGTCAGGAATACACCCGCTACTTCCTCGTGAGGGACGCGGCATGAGCAGTCCGGTCGAGATCGCCCTGCTCGGATGCTTCGACGAGCAACATGAGCGCCGTATCGTGCGGCGTCTTATCAAGGCGTTCCAGAAGAAGCTCGCCGAGGACACCCTCGGGCTCCTCAAGGAACGCGAGGAACTTCTCCAGCGGATCACCGCGCTGACGGAGGCTCGCGACTTCTACGAGAGCCAGTTCGAGCAGGCTCAGGCCCGCATCGAGCCGTTCCAGGCGCGCATATGACGGCAGAGGACATGATCGAAGATTTCATCCTCGATTGGCTCCTTCCGCTCCTCGCGTTCCTCGTCGTGATCACTGCGGTGTTCAGCCTCCTCCCCTCCCCGGATCACCCTGCGCCAATCGCGGGGTGCTTCCGCCTGTCTGACGGCCTGTGGCTGTCCTGCAAAGACGTTTGGTCATCCAACCCGCTCGACTGGTGGGAGGCCGGTCAGGAAATCTAGTTGGAAATTTTATCGTTCGACATCGAGGCCAATGGGTTCCTCGACACTGTCACCAAGCTCCACTGCCTTTGGATCAAGAACCTCGATACCGGTGAGCGCGTCGGTTACGCCGACCAGCCCGGATACCTCCCTATTGTCGAGGGCCTCCGTCGCCTGATGGCGGCCGAGATGATTATCGGCCACAACGTCATCAAGTACGACCTTCCGGTCATCCAGAAGGTCTACCCGTGGTTCACCTTCGACGAGGCTCGGGTCTTCGACACCCTCGTCGCCTCCCGCCTGATATGGACGAACCTTGTCGACACCGACATGGGGAAGATCAGGAAGGGCGAGACCACCCTGACCCCGGCCCTGATCGGCTGGCACTCTCTGGAAGCTTGGGGTCATCGCCTCGGAATCTGGAAGGGTGAGTACGCGGACATCAAGGCCGCGCAGATCGCCGAAGAACTCGGCTTGGACCTGAAGAAGGACAAGACCGAGATCAGCCGCCTCGTGTGGGCCGAATGGTCCCCCGATATGCACGAGTACTGCGGCCAGGACGTCGAGGTCACCGAGGCCTTCTTCAATCTGATCGTGAAGAAGAATGCCGATCCCCGAGCGATAAAACTCGAGATGGGGGTCTGCTTCATCGTCGCTCAGATGGAGCGCAACGGATTCGGCTTCGACGTAAAGCACGCCGAGGCCCTTCTCGCTCAGCTGCAGGTCCTCAGGGCCGAACTGAACGAGAGCCTCCAGTCCATCTTCCAGCCGTGGTTCATCAAGGACGGCGCGGAGTTCGTCCCGAAGCGGCCCAACACCAAGATGGGCTACTGGGGCGAGACGACCGCCGAGGGCTTCAAGGGCTACCCGGCTCAGAAGGTCAAGCTCAACGTCTTCAACCCGAACAGCCGCGACCAGATCGCTGATCGCCTGAAGGCCGTTCACGGGTGGAAGCCGGTGGACCTGACGCCCTCGGGGAAACCCAAGGTCGACGAAACGATCCTCGAAGCACTGCCCTATCCCGAAGCCAAGGAATTGGCCCGGTACATGATGATCCAGAAGCGGATCGGGCAGCTGGCCGAGGGGGACCAAGCGTGGCTCGCCCACGTCAAGCCTGACGGCAACGTCTACACGACCACCAACTCCGGTGGCACGGTTACAGGCCGAGCGTCCCACTCGAACTTCAACATCGGTCAGGTCCCGGCCTGCGATGCCGAGTTCGGCCCGGAGTGCCGCGAGTGCTTTGGTCCGACATCCGAGGGTAAGCGCAAGAAGCGGAAGCAGCTGGGCTGCGACGTCTCCGGTCTCGAACTGCGAATGCTCGGTCACTTCATGGCCGCGCATGATGGTGGAGCCTACGGCCGAGAGGTCATCGAAGGCGACGTCCACACGCTGAACCAGAAGGCCGCTGGGCTCCCGACGCGGTCCCAGGCGAAGACCTTCATCTACGCGTTCCTATACGGCGCGGGTGACTTCAAGATCGGGACGATTATCGGCAAGGGCCGAGCCGCAGGACGGGCCATCAAGGCCAAGTTCTTCAAGAAGGTTCCGGCGCTCAAGAAGCTGATCGACGGAGTCAAGAAGGCCGCCAACAAGCGCAAGTACCTCATCGGTCTCGACGGTCGGAAGCTGCATATCCGCAGCGACCACGCGGCCCTGAACACCCTCCTGCAGTCCGCAGGTGCCGTGGTGTGCAAGACGTGGATCATCGAGTTCGTGAGGCTCCTCAAGGAGCATGGCCTCTACCAGACCTCGGTGCGCCTGATGGCATGGGTTCACGACGAACTCCAGATGGAGGTCGATCCTGACCTCATCCGCGAAGACGGCTCGTCCATCGTCGGAGAACTCTGCATCCAAGCCATTGAAAACGCCGGGAAACTTCTCGGCATTCGAGTGCCCCTGACGGGTGAATACAAGATCGGAAACAACTGGAAGGAAACGCATTGACGACCACACGCTTCTACGCTGTCGACGCCGAAGGCAGGCAGTGGACCCTCGCCGCCACCAGCGTCGAGGAGGCCTTTACCGAGGTCGAAGGGACCTACCACCTCCGCAAGATCACCAAGCGCATCGACTTGGTCACCACTTCAACCGTCTGGACATTCGACCATGCTTAAGCCTGCCTGCCGTTATAAGACCCGCCTGGGTCGTCGCATCGCCATCCTCGCCTACGTCCCCACCCTTGTTCCCGTACTCGCCATCATCGTGATGGTTGAAGCTGTGGCTCGCCAAGTCCCGGACCTTTGCCGCGACATTGCAAAGGTGTGGCGTCAGTGAGGCTGTTGATCGATGGGGACATGATCGTCCACCGCTCAACTGTGGCCGTCGAGAAGGACACGCGGTTTCTCGACCGCTATCACATCCTGTTCTCAGACTTCGAGGACGCTTGGGGCGTCATGCAGTCCACCCTGGCTGACCTGACGGACATCGCAGGAACCGACGACGTCGTCTTCGTATTCTCCGACCCCGATCTCAACTGGCGCAAGGAACTGGTCGATCCCGACTACAAGTCCAACCGCAAGGGCTCCCGAAAGCCCCTCGCCTACTGGTCGGTGATCGAGGAGATCGAGAAGCAGTACGAGACGGCCAGAGCGCCCATGCTTGAGGCCGACGATCTGCTCGGAATAATGCAGACCAAGGCGGCCCCCGGCGAGACCTGTATCTGGTCACTCGACAAGGACCTCAAGCAAATCCCCGGACTACATGTCAGGGACGACGAGTTGGTCGAGATCACGGTCGAGGAAGGTGACAACTTCCACCTGTTCCAGACGCTCGCTGGAGACACCACCGATGGGTACGACGGATGCCCAGGCGTTGGTAAGGAGGTCGCCAAGCGCGTCCTCGCCAGCGGCATGAAGCTCTGGCCCGAGCAACACGAACTCAAGCGCGGCCCCCGCAAGGGCGAGATCGAGACCCGGTGGGTCGAGATGCCCGCTGAGACCCCTTGGAAGACCGTGCTGTCCTACTACCGGAAAGCCGACCTTCCACCTGCCGAGGCGCTGCGCCAAGCCCGCCTCGCAAAAATCCTCCGCGCCGAGGATTACGTGAATGGAGAAATCAAGCTTTGGACGCCCCCGAAGAAATAAGAACGTGGACATGCGGCCTGTGTGGCAAGGAAACGTTCAATCCACCCTGCAATGACGTCGACACCGCCCTGATGCGCTACTGCGACCGGTGGCAGGGGACCTACGACAAGGGCAAGCCTGAGACCATCACGTCCGATGGTGGATCGACCGGCTACTACTACCTCCCCGAGGACGCCAAGGAACTCGCGGACCTGATCGAACACAAGAACATGTCGAGCAACGTCGGCAACATCTTCAAGGCCTGCTTACGCCTCCGCGAGAAGTCGGGGACCGACAAGTTGTACGACCTGAACAAGATCATCTTCTTCGCTCAGCGCGAGAAGGCCTTGGAAGAAAAGCGACAGCGCAAGTGATCTAAGGGGGCCTCCGGGTCCCCTTTTGTCATTTCAGGGTTTACCCCCTCATACAGAGACACAAAGAAAGAAATCCATTGGATCAAGTCTTTCAAGATGACCTGAGTGAACCTCTGGTTACTGAGGAGCTTCTAAGGTTCCTTCAATCCAAGTTCCCCCTTGAAGGCTTCAAGAATGTCAGAGGGGTTGAACAACTATGCACATACCAAGGGTCTCAGGAAGTTATCGACCTGTTGACCGCTGTGCATCTTCGACAAACCCAAGGAACCTAAGGTGTGTTTTAACACGGACACCTCTGTCCCTCCCCCGGAGAAGCCTCCGGAAATGCTGACGCAGTCTTCACCCGACAAGAAGACCGCCGCCGAGCCATCCAAGTCCAATTCGCTCTCCATCGGCACGAAGAAGTACCGGAACGAGACGAACATCGGCACGGCCGGTCTGGGCACCTCAAAGGCCCCTAGCGGCATCTCAGTCTAACCCGAGACAGTAATTGACCCCCATCGACCCCACCAACAACGGTGTGGTCGCGGATGAAGAAGATGCCGCCGCGCTGTACTCCAGACTGGAGAGCGACCGGCAGAACTTCCTCGACAGAGCCCGAGAGAACGCGAAGCTAACCATTCCGTCTCTCATGCCGCCTGATGGCTATGCCCCAGGCCAGCGCCTGACAACCCCATTCCAATCCATCGGCTCCCACGGCGTGAACACGCTGACGGCCAAGTTGGTTATGACCGTCCTGCCTGCCAACTCCCCGATGTTCCGGGTGTCGGTAACGGATCAGGTGGTCGAGGAGTTGTCCGCGTCCAAGACGATGCGCTCTGGCGTCGAGAAGAAGCTCAACGAGATCGAGCGTTCAGTGATGGACGAGATCGAAGGGCTTGGCATCCGCGCCGCACTGGTCGAAGCCATCAAGCACCTGATCGTTTGTGGCAATGTGCTCCTATACCTGCCCCCCAAGGGCAACCTGCGTATCTTCCGGCTCGACCGGTACGTGGTCCAGCGAGACTACGAAGGCAACATCCTCCGCGTCATCATCAAGGAGACGATCTCCAAGGAGGCCCTCCCAGCTGACGTCCGCGCCCTCCTGAAGCCCGTAGAG